GCCGCGCCGATTGCCGAGGCCGCTGGGGCGAGCATTGAAGATACCACCGCCATGCTGGGTATTTTGGCGGACAATGGTATCAAAGCCTCCATGGCGGGGACGGGCACCAGTGCCATCTTTAGCCGCTTACAGGCTCCGCAAGGGCAATCACCGGCGGCCCTGGGTGAGCTGGGTGTTAAAACGCGCGACGGCAAAGGCAACATGCTGCCGGTTGAAAAAATCCTTAAATCTATTCATGCCTCATTCAAGAAAAATAACCTCGGTACGGCGCAGCAGGCGGAATACCTGAAAGTCATTTTCGGTGAAGAGGCCATGAAGGGCGCGATCAAGCTGGTTGCTGCCGCCGGTAACGGCAAGTTGGCCGAGAAGCGTGCAGCGATTGGCGGGGCGACAGGGACGACGGACAGGATTGCGAAAATCCAGACCGACAACCTTGACGGGGATTTGAAAAACCTGACTTCAGCCTGGGAAGATGTGCGCATAGAGGTGTTTGAAAAGCAGGATTCGGCACTGCGGCAACTGACGCGCACCGCGACAGGCTGGCTGTCCACGGTGGGTAAATGGACGAAGGCAAACCCGGAACTGACGAAAAAAATCTTTACGTTCACCACCGCTATTCTTGTGCTGATTGGTGCGCTGGGTGGGATTGGGTTGGTTGCGTGGCCGGTGATTGCGGGGATTAACGGCATCGTGGCCGCTGCCGGTTTCCTCGGTACGGCGGTAAGCATCGCCGGTGGGGCCATCATGGCCGTGCTGGGGGCGCTGACGTGGCCGATTGTTGCCGTAGGCGCTGCGTTCGTTGCGGGGGCGCTGCTTATTCGCAAGTATTGGGAACCCATCAGCGCCTTCTTTAGCGGGGTGATCATCGGTATTACCGAGGCATTTGCCCCGATTGGTGCGCTGTTTACTCCGCTTAAGCCGATGTTTGACGCCCTCGGTGGCTGGCTCAAGCAGGCGTGGCAGTGGTTCACCGACCTGTTAAAGCCGGTGAAGTCCAGCCAGGAGAGTCTTGAACGTTGCAAGAACGCCGGTGTTGAGTTTGGCCGCTCAGTGGCTGACGCGCTGATGCTGCCGCTCAAAGCGTTCAACAAGTTGCGTCAGGGGATTGATTGGGTGCTGGAGAAGCTCGGCATTATCAATAATGAATCCAGCGACATCGACAAGAAAGCGCAGAAAGCCAATGACTACGCCAGCGGGGTGAGTGGCGGGGGCGGTTACTACCCGATAGGCGGTGCAATGCCGGGGACGTATGTACCGGTCAGTGCTGGAGGTGGAAAGTCCTACACGGACAACAGCGTCAATAACTTCCACGTGGCCAGCAGCCACCCCGGCGGCATGACCGAAGCGCAAACCAAGCGGATGCTGTTACAGGTCGTTGAGGAGCGCGAGCGCAAGGCCCGCGCAGCACAGCGTTCAACCTTGGCCAGCGACTAAAGAGGGGAGTCACCATGATGTTAATCCTGGGGTTGTTTGTGTTTCGACTGCAAACGCTGCCCTATCAGACCCTGCAACGTAACGTAGATTATCGCTGGCCATCCAATAGCCGGATAGGCTTGCGCCCGACGTTGCAGTTTCTCGGTGTCAGTGAGGAAAAAATCACGCTATCCGGGGTACTGATGCCGGAGATCACCGGCGGCAAGGTCTCGCTACAGCTCCTTGATGCGATGGCCGCCGAGGGTCGGGCATGGCCAATGCTGGAAGGCACCGGCACCATCTACGGAATGTTTGTGGTCAACAGTGTCAGCGAGACCCGCACCGAGTTCTTTTCCGACGGCAGCGCCCGGCGCATTGAGTTCTCGCTCACGCTGACCCGCGTGGATGAGTCGTTGACGGCGATGTATGGGGATTTACGGACACAGGCTGAGGGCTTGCTCGGTCAAGCTCAGGGGCTGGCAGATAAGGCGGGTGCAGCAATGGGAGGGCTGTTGTCATGATGGCGGGCCTGACATTGGACGCAGGGGCAAAAGTGGCCCCTGCCTTTATGCTCACCATGCAGGGCAAGGACATCACGCAGAACATCAGCCCGCGTCTGTTGTCACTTGCCCTGGTTGATAATCGCGGCTTTGAGGCTGACCAACTGGATATCGAGCTGGATGACACAGACGGGCAAGTCATGATGCCGGTGCGCGGTGCGGTGCTCTCGCTGCTGCTGGGCTGGCAGGGACAGCCACTGGTTAACAAGGGCACTTTCACCGTGGATGAAGTGGAACACCGAGGCGCGCCAGACACGCTGACTGTTCGTGCGCGCAGTGCGGATTTTCGGGGCACGCTCAATTCCCGCCGGGAGGAGTCTTATCACGACACCACCCTCGGCGCGGTGCTGGAGAAGATTGCCGCCCGCAACAAACTGACCGCCAGTGTCGCCGAGGGGCTGACCAGTATCGCCATCCCGCACATTGACCAGTCTCAGGAGTCTGATGCCAAATTCCTGACCCGTCTTGCCACGCGCAACGGGGCGGAGGTGTCGGTCAAGGCGGGTAAATTGCTGTTCCTCAACGGCGGCAGCGGTGTGACTGCCAGCGGCAAACCCATCCCGCAAGTGACCATTGAGCGCCGCGACGGGGACCAACATCAGTTTGCGATTGCCGATCGGGGAGCCTATACCGGCGTCACGGCTAAATGGCTTCACACCAAAGACCCGAAAGCACCGCAACAGAAAAAGGTCAAACTCAAGCGCAAGCCTAAAGAGAAGCACCTGCGCGCGCTGCAACACCCCAAAGCCACCCAACCCACGGCGAGCAAGAAGGCACCGGCAAAACCAAAGGAAGAACGCGAGGGCGAGTATATGGCGGGCGAGGCTGACAACGTGTTTGCACTGACCACCATTTACGCCACCAAGACCCAGGCCATGCGGGCGGCCAAGGCCAAATGGGACAAACTGCAACGCGGTGTGGCTGAGTTCTCGCTGAATCTCGCCATGGGCCGTGCGGATTTATACCCAGAAACACCGGTGGCGGTAAAAGGCTTTAAGCGCGTCATAGACGAGCAGGCATGGATAATCACCAAGGTAACCCACTCACTGGGTTATGGTGGCTACACGACGGCGTTAGAGCTTGAGGTGAGGCTTTCTGATGTCGAGTACGAAGAGGAAAAACAAAGTGACGGATGGTAATTAATATATTGTTTTATAAGGTAAATATACTAAAATAGCCTTATCGAAACTGACCGGTAAAGGTGATAAATATGTTCCATTGCAACTTATGCGGTACTGCTGCACATGCTCGTTCTAGTCGTTACCTGAGCGAGAATACCAAGGAGCGTTATCATCAGTGTCAGAACGTCAATTGCGGACATACGTTTGTCACCATGGAGACCGTTGAGCGGTCAATCATGTCGCCCGGCAGGGTGAACCCGGTGCTGCCTCACCCTAATCACTATGGCCAGCAAAGTATGTTGATGTAAGTGAATTGCCCCGGAAATCCGGGGCTTTTTTCGAAGTGTGGTCAATGCGTGGACGCGCTATGAAATAAATCCTTTTATTTCAAAATGATAACTGCATATTGCAAGGCCTCATTCGAGGCCCTGGTTTTTTGTGCTTCTCAGCCGATTTTCACAGCGATTATTGTTCGCGAAACAGCCACTCAACCAGTGAAAGATAGACCTGGGCAACGTTTTTAATTATCCTTTGCCGTCCTTTTACCAGGCATAAGAATGAAATTCTGAGTTAAATAACTGATTATTATTAAAAATTCGCGGAGAAGGATATCCCGTTAGGCGCAATCGTTGTCGCTGCAGATTAAGGTAAGCTTTCCTATGAGTACGATTTCTCCCGATTCAGGCACGCTGGCTTCCGCCCAGCCGGGCAAATGGAACAAGACGGACACCGTCTGGATGTTTGGTCTCTACGCCACTGCGGTGGGGGCAGGTACGTTGTTTCTGCCGATCAATGCCGGCTTAAACGGCCCACTGGTGCTGTTGCTGATGGCCGTGTTTGCCTTCCCTCTGACTTATTTACCGCATCGCGCACTGAGCCGCTTTGTGCTTTCCGGCTCCAGCCGTGACGGCAATATCCATGATGTGGTGGTTGAGCACTTTGGCGTGCTGGCCGGTAAAATCATCATGGTGCTGTACCTGATGGCGTTCTTCCCGATCGTGCTGGTGTACAGCATTTCGATCACCAACGCGCTGGACAGTTTCCTGACTCATCAGTTTCACCTGACGCCGCTACCGCGTATCTGGCTGAGCCTGGCGGTGGTAGTGGTGCTGAACCTGGTGCTGCTGCGCGGTAAAGATGCCATTGTTTCGGCGATGGGCATGCTGGTATTCCCGTTGCTGGTATTTTTGATGGGTATTTCGCTGTACCTGATGCCGACCTGGCAAACCGCCAATTTCGTCAGTGGCCTGGCCAACACTCAATTCA